TAGCAGTTTCCTTTTCTGGTTTTTCTCAACTTTTCGATAGTTTCTGGAGAGTGTTTCTTTCCTTTATTCCACGGAGTTACTTTTTTCCGCATCTCTTTTTGCCTAACAGCACACTCTTCTCTAATGAATTGATACATAGACCCCGTTTTGATTTTTCCTTGATTGGACATATTCCAAACGGCATACCACATTTTCTTTTTATTATTACCAGAACTCATTTTGTAGAGTAATAAGTGGAGAATGTAATGAACTCTTGGAGAAACATCAACAAGATTTTCTGGACTATCATCACCACCTAAACTCTTGGGGACAATGTGATGAGATTCAGTTATTCCTGATTGATTTCCCTACTTATCAATGATAGAATTATAGATATTTCTGTAATTCATTTTGAGTGTGATTTTAAATTATTTATATGGAGTGTGAATTCAAATGATTGACGTTTTCGGCAATGATATGGATGTTAAACAAGTTGTTCGTTTTGGAGTAGAACTTCCTGGATATTATGCTACAAAATCTGGAAAAATTTTTAGTACTAAAACAAATAAGTATATTTCAATGTTTCCAGGTAAGAATGGGTATCTAAGTTGTTCTCTGAGTTTACCTGTTGACATTTTTGGAGATCATTCTTATTTTAAAGCTAACTTTAAAAGAGTGACATTTAATTTACAACAACAGGTTCATAGACTTATTGCAGAAACTTTTATTCCTATAGATGATAATCCACCCATCCCAATTGAAGATTGGAATAAAACTCCAGAAACTGCAAAACAATTTATTAGAGAGTCTGCAAATGTCGATCACATTATTCCAGATTTGTCTAATAATAGTGTGAGTAATTTGAGGTGGGTTACACCTAAACAAAACAATTCTCATAGAAAAAAAGTGGAGTGTGAATTCAAATGACTGAGCAGGAATTAGAACGAGAAAGATGTGTTGATGACGACTATGAAGTTGTCAATAATTACTATCGTGCTAAATACTGGCACCCAAATATTCCTTTCTATCTACAAGATGAGAATGGAGATACTTATGAGTTTGGGTGGAAATTAATTTATGAGTATATCGCTAACTTAAATGATACTGACTGAGAGTGATGCGGTTTATGCCGCAGATAAGTTCATAGACTATTATTCTCAGTTCAATCGTATTGATGATTATCTAAGGCACATCAAAGAAGATAGAGGTGAGAATAGATCAGGATATCTCCCTGGTTTTGGTGCAGACTCAGACATGTTTGACAAGTTTGACATGCACCCTAATGACATGAATTTTGAAGTTCATGTTGTTGATACTGATGCAAAAAGTCGTTCAAAGTATAATCAGTGGCTCTATTCAGAGACACTGAATTTGACTGCATCTAATCCTATTGAAGAAGCAATTCCTGGTAGGACACATAAGTGGATTGTAGTTGAAACAAACACGGACAAGGTTGTTGGTGTTGTGAGGTTTGGTTCACCCACAATCAACAGTAAACCCCGCAATAATTATTTTGGTGAAGTCAAGTCTCTTGGTGATATTAATGCTCATTTCGTTATGGGTTTCAATATCGTTCCTACTCAACCTTTCGGATACAATTATCTCGGTGGTAAGTTGCTTGCACTTCTAGCATCATCAAAAGAACTGAAGCAACAGTTTGATGAGAAGTATGGAACAGATCTTAAGTACTTTGAGACTACATCTCTCTATGGAACTACCAAGGGTGTGTCAATGTATGATGGACTCAAACCGTTCCTAAGACATATTGGAGACACTGAGAGTAAGTTCTTACCATTGTTTCATGATGATGTGTTTAGAGACTTCTTCTGGTGGTTCAACGAACGTAACGGTGGAGAGCGTTTGATTTCTGCTGATAAATCCTCAAAGAAACTGAAGATTCAAGTCAAGATGATTTCTATCATCAAGAACTCTTTGAAGGATGATGACAAACTAAAGCAGTTCAATAATTGTATTGATCACGCAATGTCTCTCACAGAAAAGAAAAGATATTATCTTGGAGACTTCCGTCACACTTCTGAGGAAGCAATCACCTGGTGGAAAAAGAAAGCATCCAAGCGTTTTGAAAAACTTAAGTCTGAAGACAGAGTAAGAACTGAACTTGAGATTTGGGGATCTACAGAAAATATGGAGATCATTAGATAATGGAACTCAAAGATTGGTTGAACTCAATCAACTTTACAAAAGAAGATTTGTCTGAGGACATGAAGTCCTACCCACCGTATATCGTCAATCGTTGCTTATCTGGACATATTGATTGTGTATTGTTCGCTAATGAGATGAACAAGAATCACTTTCTTGATAAAGATATGCAATATAAATTTTATCTAAATAGTCTGAGGAAAAAGAAGAGATTTTCTCCCTGGCTCCGTAAGGATAAAGTCACGGATCTCGAAAGTGTCAAACAATACTATGGTTATAGTAATGAGAAGGCATGTCAAGCTCTGAAAATCCTGACACAAGAACAGATTAACTTTATTAAAAAACGACTTGACGTTGGAGGAACAAAATGAGTAATACTGTGGAACCTCAGTATCACTGGACTCAGGATCAGATGATCGAAGTCCTACTTAATGAACCAGATGATTTCCTTAAGGTAAGAGAGACACTGACGAGAATTGGAGTTGCTTCTAGGAAAGAGAAGAAACTTTATCAGTCTTGTCATATTCTTCACAAGCAGGGCAAGTATTATATTGTCCACTTTAAGGAATTGTTTGCGCTGGATGGAAAGCACGCTAATCTTTCTATAAACGATGTTCAGCGTCGTAACCGTATTGTTCGTCTGCTTTCGGACTGGGGATTGATCTCTATCGTTGATGAAGATACTGTTCTTGACATTGCTCCTCTAAATCAAATCAAAGTTCTTTCTTATAAGGACAAGGGTGAGTGGATTCTCGAACAGAAATATAATATTGGTAAGAAAGGAAAGGAGAATGCCCAGGAATCACAAGGGTGAAGAATACGATGTAGAAGAGTATGGATACAGTGATGGGTATCCAACCATCTATGCTAAACAGTTAAATCAATTTTTAACTGAAGATGGTAGAGATTGGTACGCTAGACAGATTCGTAAGAATCTACCAGATGCAGAAGGAAACGTTTTTCGAGTAGTATTTGAATTCACGTTAACCGAACACTGAATGGGGGGGTTTACAACACCCCTTTTTTTATGCCTAATTGTATAATTAGTATGTACGCCGGAAGGGTACACACAACACACTCTCGCTTAAATAAGGAGAAGTCAAATGACTAACTTAATGAAGTTTAATGCTGCCGATTTGGATCAGTTGATGGATAAGATTGTCCGCAACTCTATCGGAATGGACGACTATCTAAACAACGTTTTCCATACTCAAACACAAAGCAACTATCCCCCATATAATGTCGTTCAGTTGAATAACATAGAGACACGACTTGAGATTGCTCTTGCCGGATTCACCAAAGATGAAATCAAAGTTTATACGGAGTATGGTAAACTCACAGTCAAAGGGGAGAAAGAAGCAACCACCGAGGAGGGACAATACCTTCATAAAGGACTTGCTCATAGGAACTTTGAGAGATCATGGACACTTGCTGAGGGCACGGAGGTGACTGATGTGACTTTTGAAAATGGACTTCTCTGTATTCTTGTTAAAAAGATAGTTCCTGAACATCATGCCCGAAAGGATTATCTATAAATCCTAACTAATTTTTGCTGCCGTTGCTACAAAAGTGTATCAATATGATACACTTTTTGCTATATAATTATGTATCATTGGAGGACGACTTATGAATCTCACAGCCGCCACTCTTACAATTGGAACGGCAATGACTCTTTTTATCAATGGCACCCTTGGGGGCGCATTCCCCTAATAGTCCCCCTGGGATGATCACCTACGATTTTACAACACCATAATGACACTATTCGCACTCTTCTCAATTCTTATCGCATCAGCAATCGGGGCATACAAACTAACACCAAAATCAGAAAAAGAAGAATTGTTTCTTCCATATTGAATAAATAAAACTGAATATCGTCGCCGCAGACGGAGGGGCAACTGGCAAAAACCAGTTAGATGCCCCTCTTTTTATGTGTTATAATGTATAAATAAGTAATAAGTAAGGCGTTAAAGATGTATTATACTTATTGTTATCTGACTGAAGATAGAAAACCTTATTACGTCGGTAAGGGAAGTGGCGATAGGGCGTATGACCCTAATCACTCTGTCTCGCTACCACCCCGAGATAGAATATTAATACTTAAAGATAAACTAACTGAAGAGGATGCGTTTAAGCACGAAGTTTATATGATTGATATACTTGGTAGAAAAAGTCAAGGTGGTATATTGGAGAATATTCATAGGGGCGGAAAACAGCCTCCCGTATTTGTCGCCCACTCGGAGCAGACTAAAACTAAAATGAGACAGAGGAGACACTCTGAAGAAACAAAGCGTAAAATAGGAATTAAGTCTAAAGCAAAGATGACAGAACAGGAGAAGCAAAAACTG